GTAACAATAGACTTTCCAGGCCACATAGGTATGTCAGTAGATCTTTGTTACTTAGCAAGAGAAGAGTTAGTAAAACTTCGTAAAAAGTGTGTTACTACAAAATTTAATAAAAAAACTCGTCAACCCGAAGAAGAGTTAGATGAAGAAAGATTCTTAGTAGAATACTGTAAAGCAGTAATCAAAGGATGGAAAGGCTTGAAATATAAGTACCTAGAAGAGCTTCTATTGGTGGATATTTCTGCTCTTGACCCTGAAGATGAACTTATATTTACACAAGAAAACTCAGAATTACTTATGAGAAATGCAAGTGATTTTGACACTTGGGTTACAGAAACCGTGAGTGATCTTGAAAATTTTACTGGGAACAAGTAGATAAAATAAGAGGTCTGCTTGAAAAATACGTAAAACAATCAGATCAGATTGATACAGATAAGTATTTAAAAATCTGCGAACAATTAGGTGAAGAGCCAGACCCCGATAAGATGCCGCTCGAGACTTCAGATTTTCCTTCTGAAGTCCAAGTGGCATTTTTTATATTTGGACTTTTTGAGGACAATTGGGATGGAATGTCCGGAACATACTTAGGAAAAAACTTTGGTAATATAGAATATTTATTTAACTTATATGATGTTGAAGAGCCAAAAGTAGTATTAACTTTTTTAAAACTATGGGAGGCAGTAGTAATGGAGTATAGAGCAGATAAAGCAGAACAAAAACGAAAAGCAGACGAACGCAGGTCTGCGGGCGGTGGAAAAAATTTCACCCATAATGTGAAAGGCTAATGGCAAAAAATAAAGTTGAAATTGATGTATTAGTAGACGATAAAGGCACTACAGGTAAAGTAGGTCTTGGAGCTAAGAAAGCCGCTAAAAATATTGATGATGTAGGAAAAAGTGCAAAAACTGCTGATCGTAATCTTAAAGGAGCATCTGAACAGTCAGCAAATGGAACAAAAAACTTTTCTAAAATGGCACAAGGAATACAAAGTGGTTTAGTTCCTGCATATGCTGTTCTTGCTTCGAATGTTTTTGCTATTACTGCCGCCTTCACTGCTTTAAAAAGCGCAGCAGATTTTAGAGTTATAAAAGACGCACAGATAGCTTTCTCTTCAGCAACCGGTATAGGCATGATGACTCTTACTAATAGAATAAAGGAAGCAACAGATGGACTAGTAGGATTTAAAGAAGCTTCATCTGCAGCAGCAATTGGTACTGCATCAGGACTAAGTCTAAGTCAAATAGAAAGTTTTGCAAAAGGTGCCAGAGATGTTTCATTGATCTTAGGTCGAGATGTAACAGATTCTTTTAATAGATTAATAAGAGGTGTAACAAAAGCAGAGCCGGAACTGTTAGATGAATTAGGCATTATTTTAAGATTAACAACCGCAACTGAAAAATATGCAGCTACTATAGGAAAGTCGGTAGGGGCTCTCTCATTACTAGAAAAAAGTCAAGCAGTAGCAGTTGAAGTACAGTCTCAATTAGATACAAAATATGCAGGAGTTGCAGCTTCTGTAGCACTGCAATCAAATGAAGTTGCAAAACTTGGTGTTGCTTTTGAAAAAATACTACATCCGTTGCAACAATTTGTATCAATGGCCGCGGAACCAACAGCAAGGTTCTTAGCAGATAACATAAAAGCATTAACAGCTGCTTTTGCTTTATTAGTTATACCTATAATTAAAACTCTTATACCTGGTTTAGAAGAGTGGGGAAAAACTTCTGCACTTAAATCAAAAGAAGCCGCAAATGCTTTCAAAAATGCAAGATTAGAAGTTGAAAAGCTAAAACAGGCACAAATGGATTTAAAAGTTAGTCAGTCTAGTCCAGGAGCTTCTGCACAAGTAGCTTTACAAGGTGTAAAGTCAAAAAGTAGTGGTATACAAAAAATTCAAGCAGGTGATTTTGGCAAAATGTCAAAAAAAGAAATAAATGGACTTTTAAGAGCTGCTGAAAAAGGCCAAGGTGCTGTTACTCAAATGAGTAAAAAAATGAGAAGACAATATATTGCTGCTTTACGTGCGATGAAAACTGAAACAAAAACAAGTTTTACCGAAATGAGTGTTCAGATTAGAGGATTTGTTGATAAGTCAATTTTACAGTTTAAAAAAATGAAAGCACAATATCAAGCAACATTAACTTTTATGAAAAAAGGCACAGCTTTATTAGGTAGAGCTGCAAATAAGATAATGAAAATGGCAGGTTTTGTAGGTATATTTTTATTAGTTAAAGATATTGTAGTAGAGATAGCAAAAAAATTAGGGTTTTTAGATCAATCAAATGAAGTAAAAGAGTTAGGTAATGCATTTGATGATCTCAATGATAAGTTAAAAACAACGCAAAAAGAATTTTCAAAATTTGCAGAGATACAAATCAAATATAGAGAAGTAAATAAAGATATAATTGGTTCTACAGAAGATCAAGTAATTGCTATAGGTAATTTAGTAGAAACTCAATTTTCTATTTTTAAAGGTGGTTTTGAATTATTTGATAAGTATAATAAAACAATTGCTAGAACGGTAAAAGAAACGAATAAACTAAAGGAGCTAGAAAAAGAGTTAAAGGATCTTCAGAATCCCGGAACTGCAATGTTTGGAAGAATACCTAAAGATACAAACGTTAAGACTGAACTAGACCATGCCGCTAGATTAAGAGAGGCAACTGCAAGTACAGCACAATCAAAAGAAGTTAGAAATTTACAACTAGAAATTAATAGATTAACGAATATTGAAGAAACAAGAAGACAAGAATATAATAAAGGATTTATAGAAACAAAACTTTTAGACCAAGTAAATATTGTAGAAAAATATGATGAAGCAGTAAAGTTACTTGCGGAAAATGCAGGAAAAATGGCAGCAGGGTTAAGACTAGCAGGTATAGCAAGTCAGCAGGGTGGAAAAAGATTTTTAGAGCTCTTAACACTTCTAGGGAAGGAAGAAGGATTAGATGAAACTCAAAAAGAAGAATTTACAGTACTAGCAAAAGCATTTACTACTTTAGGTAGAGAAGCTTCTGGAGCAAGACAACAAGTTATAGAGTTAAACAATCAATTTGATAAACAAATGATAGGTATTACTGCTTTTCAAACAAAGTTTACTGATCAAATAAGTCAAACACAATCATTGATAGAAAAATACACAACAGGAAGCCTTAAGGGTGTTGATGAAGCTAAGGCTAATACGGCTGCTTTAATGAAGCAACTAATAGTTTTAAAAGCTCTTCAAGCAATAGAAATTGGTTTTCAAAATCAAACAGCAAAATTAAATGCCGCAAAAGTAAAAGCAGTAATTGGTTTAACTGCTAGCCAAACAAAAGAAGTAGAAAGAGTAGCAAAATTATTAGATATCGATGTTAAAAGAGGAAAACTACTTGCACAAATAGGAGAAGCCCAAGCAGAGTATGATAGGTCCGGAAAAAAGATTGATGCGGATAAATTAGAAAGCTACAAAAATCAATTAAGTTTATTAAATGCGCAAAATGAAGCTTTAGAAAGACAAGCAAGTAGTTATTTAATGTTAAGAGATAGTATGATGAAAGCTCTTGAAAGCGGAACTCAAACTACTCTTGCAAATTTGATAAAAGGAGATGAAAAAAGTTTGAAAACAGCAATACTAACTATTGCAAAAACTACTTTATCAAGTGCAGCAGACGAGCTAGCAAAACAAATAACAACAGGATTGTTTAGAACAAAAACTCCAGAAGATAGAATAAAAAATGCAATGCAAGAAGGAGGAGACTATGCCGCGGCTCAGATAAATAGAGCACTAAAAGGAGAGTATAGACCCAAAGTCTCACTAGACGATGAGGGCAGAGTTACTTCAGTAACTCCTTTTGATAGCCTACAAAGTGGCATGAATAGTTTAAATAGTACAAAAAAGAATACTATACAAGAAACTTTTACTACATTTAAAAATGATCTTTCAAATTTATTTTCAAAAGATACACCTTTCTTAAAAGGTTTAGCAAATATATTTAAAGGAGGCTTAGAGGGGTTTGGAGCTTTATTTGGAGACTTATTGAGCGGCTTATTCGGAGGAAAAGGCGGCGGAGGCTTTATATCGACTGTGCTCGGTGCTTTCGGACTTGGAGCACGAAGTGGAGGAGTATTCTCGGGAGGAAGAAAAATGCAAGGGTATGCTTCCGGAGGAATAGCCAGAGGCTCCACTTCAGGATATCCTGCAGTTCTTCACGGTACCGAAGCAGTTGTGCCTTTAGGAAGCGGAAACTCAATACCTGTAGAAATAAAAGGGGGCGGAAACGTTCAGAATAATGTTGTTGTAAACGTATCTACAGACGGCACCTCCCGAACTGAAAGTAGTTCAGGAATGGATGCAGACAGAATGGGTCAAGCAGTAGCAGCAGCAGTACAAGCAGAATTACAAAATCAAAAACGATCGGGCGGAATACTTAATCCGTATGGAGTAGCATAATGGCATTAGGATTTATTTATACAGGTAGTACATACGCAACTCCTGACAAGACAATGACACGAGATTCGAGCCCAAGAGTTTTAGTTTCTAAATTTGGAGATGGCTATGAACAACGAGTGGTAGATGGAATAAATTCTTTATCAGAAACTTATAGTTTACAATTTAAAACCAGAGAAAAAGAGTTTATAGACGATGTTGTGGTATTTCTTGACGCTCAAAAAGGTGTTACAAAGTTTGCTTTTAAAATACCTGAGTCAAATAGTGGTGGCGGAGAAAGAGAGATAAAAGTCGTATGCGATAGCTACAGTACTACATATGAGTATGATAATTTTTATACTTTAGGAGTTAATTTAAGAAGAGTTTATGAAGCATGACAAATTTAATAGCAACAGATACACAAGGTCAAGAAATATCAAGCGGTTTAGTAGATCTATTTGAGCTTACTACCTCTTCTGGTACTTTTTACTTTCATCCCGGACTTAAAGAAGATTTAACAAACGTTCAATTTAGAGATAAAAAAAGTCCTAACACAGCAAGAACCTACATAGCAATCCCTATGCTTTTAGATGGAGTGGAAGTATCTTCTTCGGGAGCAGCAAATAGGCCAACTTTAACTATTGCAAATGTAACTTCGGATTTAAAAACTGCAGTAGGTATAACGGAGTATGATGAGTTAGTAGGACATACCTTAGTAAGAAGACAAACTTTTGAAAATTACTTAGTAGGAGGAAGTGATCCAGATCAGTCAAATCCTCCTATAGAATTAAATAGTGTAAGATATAAAATAGACAGAGTTTCGAGTCTTACAAATATTGCAGTTACATTTGAGTTAGCAGTTGTTTATGACTTAGAAGGTATTCAACTACCTCGTCGAGTAGTTGTAGGTAAGTTTTGTAGTTGGATGTATCAAGGACATGACTTAAAAAGTAATGGAGGGTGTGTTTGGAGTTCTCAAGGTGTGCTTAATACTCTAAGCTCTTCTGAGGCTACTATAACTCATAGTTTATTCTTTGATGAAGATGATACTCCTTTAATTCTTGCATCTTTACTAGTATCGAATTCAAGTACTTGGGCAGTTGGTCAAGCTTATACTCAGTCTAGTTATGTATTAGATGCGGGTAACTATTATCGTTGTGAAATAGCTCATACTTCTACGAATGCCAAAAGACCTAATCAAAATACTTCGGAATGGTTGAAGGTACGCTCATATACTGTACATAGTTCTTCTACAACTTATGCAGTAGGAGCCTTGGTACAAAAAAGTATAACTCTTTCGTCAGGAAAAACTTTAAACACTATATGGAAATCTTTAACCTCTGGAAATCTCGGAAACACTCCAAGTTTAACTTCTGGACACTGGGAAAGAGAAGAACTTTGCGGTAAAAAATTAAGCTCTTGCAAGTGCCGATTCCAAGCTAGAATGGTAAGTGAAGACTCCTCTTCTGTTCCTCAATCCGCAAAAGATTCGAGCAGAGTAATACCTTTTGGAGCCTTCCCAGGCAGTCACAGGTTCTAAATGCTAGAGTTTTTAGAAGAGTATAAACAACATTTTCAAGATTGTTACCCCAAAGAAGGTTGCGGAGTCTTAGGTATACAGCAAGGAAAGTTACATTGGTTTCCGTGTACAAATGTAGCAAAAAATGAAGAAGATTTTATAATTGACTCAAAAGAATATATTTCTATATCTCAAAGAGCAGATATAGTAGCTACAGTACATAGTCATCCAGATAGTAGTTGCGAACCAAGTGAAACTGATATAAAATACTGTAATGCAACAAGTTTAATTTACTATATATTTAGCTATCCCGAAATGGAGCTACATATACAAAAACCAGAAAAACAAGAAAAAAGTTTATATGGTAGAGATTACGAGTTTGGAGTAAATGATTGTTTTGAGGCGGCAAGAGATTATTATCTTTCAAAAGGGCTAGACATACCTAGCCGACCTCTTTTTGAAGATGATTGGTGGCAAAAAAACTTAAATTATTTTACAGAAGAGTATATAAGTACTTGGAAGTTTAAAAAAGTAGAAGGTGACATGAAACAAGGAGACTTTTTAGTTTTCACAATTAGAGCTTCGGTTGGTAATCATTGCGGAGTTTATTTAGGAGATGATATTTTTTATCATCATGCAGAGAATAGAATATCATGCAGAGAGAATTTATATCCTTTTTGGAAACAGTATATAACAGGAGTATATCGCTATGATGCGTAATGTATATTTACAGGGAGAACTTGGAGAAAAATTTGGAAATAAATTTTCTATGGAAGTCAATACTCATGCAGAAATTATTAAGTGTATAAATGCAAATCGTCCCGAATTTAAAAATTATCTTATAGAATGTGATAAAAATGACATAGGATTTACTATAGAATATCAGAATGAATTAGTTGGTGAAAATAATTTATTAGTTCCTTTAAAAGAAGGAGACGTTACAATTGCTATTATTCCCGCCGGTTCTAAATCAGGTATTGGAAAAATAATCGCAGCGGCTTTCTTAGTATTTTTTGTTTTACCTGCAATGGGATTTTCTGCAACTTTTTCCCCTATGGCTGGAGGAGCTACAACAGGAGAAATGATCGCAGCAGCCCTCGCTACCGGCAAAGGACAAGCAGTAGCTCTGCTAGCTACAAATCTAGCTTTATCTGGTATACAACAAATGATGGCACCAGATCCCGCAGTAGACAGTGATGCCCCCGAAAATTATTCTTTTAATGGAAATGCACAAAATATAAAACAAGGAGACCCTATTCCAATACTATACGGAGAGCTAAGAGTTCCTGGTAGACCCATAAGCATAGACGTAAGTAACACTACCCCACTATGGAATGGTGAACTCCCAGATGGAGTAGGTAATGTAGATGGAGTAGGAAATGATGACAGTGGTTCAGAAACTAAACAGACAGTAATGGAGCTATAGGAGATAATAATGGCAGCAGGAAACGGAACAGGAAACTCAGGAAGTACTACAGGTGTAGATATTCCTATTTCTATGAATAGTAATGACAGTCAAACTCTTAGAGTCACAGATTTAATATCGGAAGGACCTATTTATGGACTAGTAGGAGGGGCTTCTTCTGTATTTTTAAATAATGATAGAATGATAGAACCTTCTGTTTCTTCCGAAAGTTTATCAAGAGGTCCAGTTACTATTACTTTAACAAATAACTCTACTACTGCAACAATAAATAATTCTCAAAGTACAGAACCAGTAACAATGAATGCAGAAGCCGGAGGTACTACTAATTTAGTAATAAGAAAAGGTACCGGAGTTGCAAATGTAACAGTAGATTACTATCATAAATATAAAAATAGACTTACAACTTCTTCTGCTTTTTTCACTTCTGGTATGATTACTTCTGCAACTCGAGTAGGTAATGTAGTAGATATAGTCCCTGCAAGACTTCGAGCTATTCCCGGCACCTCAACAACTCCTGACGGTATTGCTATAGAAGGTTTTTTGTGGAAAAGAGAATCGGACACTATTGCATTGTGGAGAACAGGTACTTATAATGATTATAGCAACTCAACTTCTTTAACAGGCTCTTATAGTTTAGAACTTGATGATATAGTTAATGTTCAATCTGTAAATGGCACCACAATCACACTAGGGTCTAATTGGACAGGAACTTCTGGAACTTATTTTTTTGATAAACTGGGCACATTAAATATGGACTCTACTCTCGAAGAGTCTAGATTCTCTCAAAGAGTAGAGGGAGCTTCTGTAAGCTTTAGGACAGGTACTTTAATGCAATCTCCTATGAGTGGCGCAGGAAGTACAGCAATTTCGACAGCCATTAGTCTTAGTTTAGAGCAGACAGATGGATATGGTTCAGGAACTCAACCTGCAAGAGAGTTATTAGGAAGCGGAAATATAGGATTAAGCGCAGCTCAGTTAGAAGAAGTAGACAAGATAAAGTTTAGAATAACATATCCTAACGGATTCAAAGCAATCGGAGGAAAAGGAGGGGATAATAGAACTTACATAAGATATAAAATAGAAATAGCAATAAAACAAGAAGCATCTTCTTCTTTCGGAAGTTACATTGTTGTGAGACCTGCTTTAGTTCATAGCGGAAATTATTCAAATTCTAGAACTTTTGAGCACACTTTAGGGTTAGAAAGATTTCGTCCTTTTGCAGATTTTAAAATTAGAATCTCTCGTTTAGATACTCATGAAAATCCTGGGTATGATGATGTGGGGAATGTTGCAAAAAGTGATTGGACAAATTTAACCACCGGAGGAATTACTGGTACAACTGCTATTTTAAATGAAAAATTAAATCATCCTTATACTGCACTTGCTGAAACTACTTTTAGTACAAAAGAGTTTGCAGATTTACCTCAACGAACTTATCATCTAAGAGGCAAATTAATAAGAGTTCCTTCGAATTATGTTACAAGAGAAGAAAGCGCTACAGGCGTTGCAAATTATAATAGAAATGTTACAAGCGGAGCGGTAGAAAATACGTATCAAGACTGGAATGGATCTTTCAGAACAGAATTAACTTACACAAATAATCCTGCTTGGATTTATTTTGATATACTTACAAATAATAGGTACGGACTTGGAGATTTTATAGAAGATATAGAAATTGATAAGTATTCTTTATATAGAATTGCGAGATATTGTGATGAGTTAGTAAGTGATGGCAAAGGAGGTTTAGAGCCTCGTTATACTTTAAATACTTACATGACCAAGCAAGCTGATTCTTATAAAGTATTGAAAGACTTAGCTACAAACTTTTTAGGTTTATTATACTTTTTAGACGGTAAGATTTTTCCAACTATTGATGCTCCAGCGTCTCCTGTATATAATTTTACAAAAGCGAATGTTATTGATGGATCTTTTAGCTATGAAACTACAGGCTCAAAAACTAGAATTAATCAAGTAGTAGTAAGTTGGAACAATGCAGATAACAATTATGCTCTTCAACCTTTAATAGTAGAAGATAAAAGAGAGATTGCAAAAACCCAACGAATAATTACACAAGAAGCTGTAGCTTATGGATGTACTTCAGAAGCACAAGCTACGCGATATGGTAAGTGGAAATTATGGACTGCAGCAAACCAAAGAGAAATAGTGAGTTTCTCTACTGGTATTAATGGAAGCTATATAACTCCAGGAGATATAATAAACGTACAAGATTCTGATAGAAATGCCACAAGATATGGAGGTAGAATAAGTAATACAGGATCTATTTCAGTAACTACAATTCCTTTAGACTCAAGCGTTAGTCTTATCTCTGGCTCAACATATGATTTAAGTGTAGTATTTATAAAACCTTCTGCATTTGCTCTTGAAGATATGACAGTTAACAGTGTTAATTATGTCGCTGGAGATTTAATTACGCAAGCATTTATAGATTCTAATAATAATGGAACATATACTCTACAAGATATAGACAGTGAAGAAGATGCTGCAAATGCAAAAGGTAGTGCAACTGCAACAACTTCTTTAAGTTTAGAATGGAAAGATAACATAAGAACCGAAACACGACCAGTTCAAAATTCTTCTGGTGTTCGAACTTCTTTAAGTGTTTCTCCTCAATTTAGTAGTGCGCCAACTGCGGAACATATGTGGGTACTTACTGAAAATAGAAGCGGACTAACTGTAGCTGGCTCAGCAAAAGAGTATAGAGTTCTAGGAATTGCACAAACAAATAAAAATGAATATGATATTACAGCTGTAGAGCACTATGACTCTAAATATTCTTCTATAGACGAAGATTTTACAACCTATGTTCCAGAAGCTTTAGCACCTGTTGTTACACCTACTGAGATTGTTCCTCCAGTTACAGGATTGGCGGCAACAATAGGACCTCGAGAAGAAGGATCAATTGGTGATAGCATTGTAGTAAGTTGGGTTGCTCCTGCAGGAAAAACTTATACTGTAGGAGCCTCTGGAGGAGGAACAACTTCGGAAACAATAAATTCAGAATACGAACACTTACATGGATATTTTATAGAACATAATTTTTCTAACTATGAAAACCCTCTTCGAGTAGATAAAAACTCTACAATACTAACTTTTAAAAATATACCTCAAGGTACTTACAGTGTCTCTATTAGAGTTTTAAATATTTTAGAAAATAAATCAGTACCTAAAACAATTAATGTAACTTCTACAGATAGATTTGTAGATAACCTTAATAGAATGCCTTTAGGTCTTCCTTATGGGGGCTTATGCAGTACTGTAACTACTTTAAATTCATCTGGTTTATTTAGTTTTGATGATAATGTTTATGGATTTAAACCTTTACAGTTAAATAGCGCACGATTAGGAAATACAAGTACCAATACTAATACCTACCAATTAAGTATTAGTGGTATGCCTACTATAACATGGACAGCTCAATCTGAACCAGGTACCTTTATTCATGAACATCATTATATGATTATGAGAGCAGATGTTACCTCAAACATGTTAAAACTTTTGAAATATAATAAGAGCCCTTCTCATGGAGTTCCTTATTGGTTTGATGCAGGAAACGGTAGTGAAACTACGGGTTTAACAAGTATAACAGGTAGTTTATTAGGTTCTTCAGAAGGGATAGTTACAGGTTCAGGAACAGCATTTACCACAGAACTACAAGTAGGAGCCGTCTTAGTAGTTGGATCAGACGCGGCTAGAGTATCAAGTATTAAGAGTAATACTATATTATATATAGATAGAGCTATGACTATTCCGAATAATTCTAGTGCTTCTACAAATAATTATCATTTTGATTTTACGAACGATACAATTATATCTAGAGTTTATAAAGAAACTAATGCAGGATATCAGATGGTTTCTTTCTTATCTTTAGATACAACGCTCTCCCCACAACTTGGTATAACAAGACTATTATACGCTCTTGTTACAAATAATGGAAGTGCGCCTTCAGTAAATTCAAATGCGGGTACTTTTGCAGACCCTGCCGCAGGTGCAGCTACGGGCTGGCAACTTAGTGTGCCTACAACAACAAATAATGGAGATTTAATTTATGCCATTACGAGAGTACTTACTAGCGATGGAAAAGCTCCGCAAGACGCAGCTTGGTCAGCTCCATTTGTATATGCTAGTAGACAAGATGGTGAAAGAGGTGCGGGAAGATGGCATATCTCTGTTTCTTCATTACCAACCACTTCGGGTGCTGCAAATACAGCTTGGAATACTGGTTCCGGAAACCAACCATCAACAGCAGTTGTAGGAGATCAAGCATTCTTTTACACAGGTACACTCGCGAGTCCAACAGCACAGAAAGTTTGGATTTATGCAGGATCAAGTAACTGGACAGAACAAACAGAAGTTATAGATGGTGATTTACTAGTACAAGGAACTGTTACTGCGGATAGAATGAATGTAACAACTTTATCTTCAATAACAGCAGATATAGGAAGTATTACAGCAGGTACAGTAAAAGGTGGAAGTATTCCAGATGCAAATACAGCTCCTTCAGGTTCCGAAGCGGGTGCTTTTATGGATCTTACAAATGGAAAGATGGTCTTTGGAAAAGCAGATAAACATATTCTTTTTGATGGAACAAATTTACAACTCTCTGGAGTTATTATTGATGAAACTTCTGTTGTAAACTCAACAGCAGGTGTTATTTTGCAGGAAGATGGTACTCAAGAAGCTACTACAGCAACAACACTCAATTTTACAACTGGATTAAATGTTGCAGTTACAGGCTCGGCACCTACTCAAACAGCAACAATTAGTTTAGACTCTGGATTTGCAACTTTAAATGGCTCAACTTTTACAGGAAGCGTACTTTTACCCGATCAAACCAGTATCTTACCAACTGTTTCAAGTGAAAACTATGTAGCAGGCACAGGAAATAATAATCTTGCAGCAACAACAAGATATGTAGAAGCTGCAATTTCAAGTTTAGTAAATGGTGCTCCTGGTACATTAAATACTCTAAATGAACTTGCCGAAGGATTAAATGACGATGATGATGCTGTTGCAACAATCAATACTGCACTTACAAATAGATTAAGAGTAGACACTAGTTCACAAAATCTAAGTTCTACACAAAAAGCAAATGCTCTTACAAATTTAGGAATTTCTGCGGGTTCAGGAGTAACAAGCGTGTCAGGCACTTCACCTATATCTGTAACAAGTGGCGCAACCCCAACAGTATCAATTAGTGCGGCAACTGCAAGTGCGGCAGGAAGCTTAAGTGCTAGTGATAAAACACAACTTGATAATTTAAGTACAAATTTATCAGCAAAAGCAAATCTAGCTAGTCCAACATTTACAGGAACTGTAGCGGGTATTAGTAAATCTATGATTGGTCTTGGAAGTGTGGACAATACTTCTGATGCAAATAAGCCTGTATCAACTGCACAGCAAACAGCATTAAATGCAAAAGCAAACTTATCTGGAGCAACTTTTAGTGGTGCTATTGCAATGGGTACTAATAAAATTACTGGTCTTGGTACTCCAACATCGACCACTGATGCAGCTACAAAAGCTTATGTAGACTCTACTTCTTCAAGTGCCGCAGGCGGAGCTTCGGGAACTACATATACAGTAAGTATACCTTCGAGCACTACAAAACTAAGACTGTCAGGTAGTGATAGTACAACTGATGATATTGAATTTGTAGGAAGTGGA